ATCGAGTTCAAGTATGACGATCACACCCGCATGAAGCAGGATCTGGTGGACATCCTCGGCCGTCTGCCGTCCGCGATTGCGGTCGTCGGCAACAAGTTCTTCGCGAAGGTTGCCGCCTAATGAAGATTAAGCTGCTGCATGACGCGGCCGTGCGTTTCCCCGCGGGGACTGTCCTTGACGTCCCCGAAGGGGAAGCTAAGAAGCTGATTGCCTTTAACAATGCCGAGGAGGCAAAAACGCCGAAGAAAAAGCCGGCAAAATAGCACGGAGGGGATCACATGACGAACGCGGACAGGGCAAATCTACTCGCAGCGGCAAAGCTGGCGCTCCGGATCACGACAGACGTCTTCGACGCGGAGATCATCGACCTCGTTGACGCCGCGGTGATTGATCTCGGAATTGCCGGGGTCACGCTCGGCGCGGAGTCAGAGATTGACGCCATCGTGCGCCGGGCGGTCATGACATACTGCCGCCTCAACTTCGGCCAGCCTGACGACTACGACCGGCTCAAAGCCAGCTACGACGAGCAGAAGGCGCAGCTGGTGACGGCGACCGGTTACACGGAGTGGGGGTGAGTCGATGGACAGATCCGAGGTTATCACCCTGCTGTCCTCCGGGATCACGAAGGACGAAAACGGCGTAGAGCACGAGACGCTCACGCGCCGTGACGTTTTTTGCCAGGTCGACAGCGTGACCCGCTCCGAGTTTTTCGACGCGGGCCGCTCCGGCCTCAATCCTGAGTTTCGGTTTACGCTCTTTGCCGGGGATTACCAGGGCGAGGAGCTGGCGGAGTACAAGGGCAGGACATACGCGGTCTACCGCACGTATTTCGCCCGGACAGACATACTCGAGCTCTACGTAGAACGGAAAGGCGGGGCAAATGGCAAGGGGCACTAAAACGCCGCTCGACAAGCTGGAATCCGCCATCGCCAAGATGCTGACGGAATACGGCGAGGAGATCACTGAAAACGTCCGCACGCTGGTGCCGAAGGTGGCGAAAGCCGGCGCGTCGGCCTTGCGTGACACCTCGCGCAATTCGTTCGGCGGCTCCGGGGCCTACGCAAGAGGCTGGACATCTGCGGCGGAAAACGGCCGGATGTATACGACGGCCACCATCTACAACAAAAAGCCTGGGCTCCCGCACCTATTGGAGCACGGGCACGCAAAGAGGGGCGGCGGCAGAGTGCCAGGGACGGTGCATATTGCGCCGATCGAGCAGGAGATTGCCGAAAACTTTGAGAAAGAACTGGAGGCGACGCTATGACGACGGCAGAGGTTAATCGGATGATCGAGTCGACCGGCATCCCGTCGGCCTATCATCACTTTACAAAAGCGACGGCAAAAGAGCCGCCCTTTATCTGCTTTTATTACCCCGGCGATCACGACATGATCGCCGACAATGTCAACTACGCGGCCATTAACGAGCTGATCGTGGAGCTTTACACGGACAACAAGGACTTTAACGCGGAGGCCGTCATGGAGGCGGCGTTAAGAGACGCGGGGCTGTCCTGGAGCCGTCAGGAGACCTACATCGACGCCGAAAAAATGTATATGGTCGCATACAGTACGGAGGTACTCATAAATGAAGGTTAAATTTGGCCTCAAAAATGTGTATTATGCCAAAGCCACTATTGCGGCAGATGGCTCCGCCACCTATGGCGAGCCCGTCCGCTGGCCCGGCGCCGTCAACCTGAGCCTTGACGCCCAGGGTGATGTCAACCGCTTCCGGGCGGACAATATTGATTACTACGTGAGTCAGAGCAACAACGGCTATGAGGGCGACTTCGAGAGCGCACTCGTGCCGGATAGCTTCCGCAAGGACATTCTGGGCGAATTCGAGGACACCAACGGCCTGCAGGTCGAGGAGGTGGACGCGGATATGCATCCGTTTGCCCTGCTCTTCCAGTTCGAGGACGATGTGGCGAACACCCGCCACGTCATGTATAACTGCACGGCCTCCCGTCCTGCGGTGGCGTCCCAGACGACCGACACGACCATCGAGCCGGTGACCGAGTCCCTGACCATCACGGCCTCCTCGATCTATGTGCCGACGCTTGACAAAGACGTCGTCAAGGCAAAGGTCGGCCCGGATCAGACGACCCCATACGCCGCATGGTTTACCGCAGTGCAGCTGCCGGCCTGATCTCTGGCGGAGGGCTAAAGATTGTATAACATCATCAAAATCGGAGAGACAGAAGTGCCGATGCTGGCGCTCGCGTGCGTGGATCTGTGCTATGAGCGCATTTTCCACGCCGACCCGATCAAGATCCAGGCTGCGAAGGATTACGGCCCCGCCGAGGGCATCGAGCTTTTTCAGAAGATGGGTTTTGTGATGGCCGAATACGCGCAGCGGAAGAGCATCAAGGCGATGGCGGAGCTCACGGAAGACGACTACGCCGAGTGGCTGTGCCAGTTTGATCGAGGCGCCTACATGACGGCAATCGCCGACGTGCGCGCCACATACGAGGGCCAGAAGGTGACATACGCTGACCCAAAGCCAGAAGCCGACCTACAGAACGCCAACTAACTGTGGCACTGTTCCTCCTGCGGGCGCTCCAAGTCGGCCTATCACTGGACGATCTGGAGCGCCTTGAGTTTGGCCAGGTGCTCGACATCATGACCGAGGCCGGCAACGACTGCCACACATACAGGCAGCTGGCGACGCAGGATGATTTCGACAGATTTTAAGAGGAGGCGCATCTATGGCGGCAGGGCGTAACATTAAGGGCATTACCATCGAGATCGGCGGCGATACCACCGGACTCGACAAGGCCCTAAAAGGTACACAATCCGAGCTAAACAAGACCCAGGCGTCCCTCCGGGACGTGGACAAGCTGCTGAAACTCAACCCCGGCAACGTGGAGCTCCTGACACAGAAGCAGGGTTATCTCACCACGGCGATCGAGGACACAAAGAAAAAGCTGGACACCGAAAAAGAGGCGCTCCGGCAGATGAAGGAAAACAACACCACCGGTGAGGTGACGGAGCAGCAAAAAGCCCTTGAGCGTGAGATCCTGGCCACCGAGGGGCAGCTGGAAAGCCTGGAAGGCGAGTACAAGACCTTTGGCTCCGTGGCGAGCCAGCAGATCAAAGAAGTCGGCGGCAAGATGCAGGAGGCCGGCAAGAAGATCAGCGAAGTCGGCAAGGGTCTGACGATGGGCGTCACTGCCCCGATCGCCGGAGTGGCTGCCGCCTCCGTGACGGCGTGGAAAGAGGTCGACGAGGCCATGGACACGGTCACGACCAAGACCGGAGCCTCGGGCGAGGCCTTAAAGGCCATGCAGGAGAGCGCGAAGAACCTCGCCAAAGAGATCCCGACCGACTTCCAGAGCGCGGCGGATGCGGTCGGAGAAGTTAATACCCGTTTTGGCCTGACGGGCGAGGCGCTCGAGTCGCTGTCTGGGAAGTACGTCAAATTCGCCCAGTTAAACGGCACGGACGTCACGACCGCGGTCGATAAGACCCAAAAGGCCATGGAAGCCTTTAACGTGACGGCGGACGATGCGGACGACTTCCTGGACGCCCTGACCAAGGCATCGCAGGACACCGGCGTCGACGTCGGCAAGCTCGCGGACGAGATGGTCAAATCCGGCCCAGCCCTGCAGGGGATGGGATATTCGGCGGCGGATGCGGCGAAGCTGCTGGCCGGCGTGGAGAAGACCGGAACGGATACGTCGGCGGTTATGGCCGGGCTGCAGAAGGCCATGGTCAACGCCGCGAAAGATGGCAAGCCAATGAGCGAGGCCATGGCGGAGGTCGAAGACGCGATCAAGAACGCCGGAAGCGACACGGAGGCCACACAGGCCGCCATGGAGCTTTTCGGCAACAAGGCCGGCCCCGCGATCGCAAAGGCTGTCCGCGAGGGCTCGATCTCGTTTTCTGAGCTCGGCGCGAATCTCTCCGACTATGCCGGCACGGTCGAAAGCACGTTTAACGAGACGCTTGATCCGCTCGACTCGATGCAGACCACGCTCAACACGCTCAAGAGCACCGGCGCGGAACTGGTGGAGAGCGCTGCGCCGATGATCACGACGGCCATGGAAGGACTCGCTTCTGTCGTCAGCAAGCTCTCCGAGGCGTGGGGCAGCCTGGACGAAAACCAGCAGCAGATGGTCATCACAATCGCCGGAGTAGCTGCGGCAATCGGCCCGGTTGTGACCGCGATCGGCGGGCTCGTGACGGCCGGCGGAACCGTGGTCACGATGGCCGGATCAATCAGCGGCGCGATCACGGCCGCGGGAGGCCTGGCGCCGGCAGCGGCAGCGCTCGGAACTGCGGCGGCCCCGTTCCTGGCGGGCGGCGCGATTGTGGTCGGCATTATCGCCGGAGGCGCTCTGCTGATCAAAAACTGGGACAAGGTAAAGGCAGCTGCGGGAAAGCTCAAAGACGGCGCCGTGGCCGCGTGGAACACGCTCAAGAGCAAGACGTCTGAGACATGGGAGAGCATCAAGACGACCGCAGTCACCAAAGCCCAGACGCTCAAAGACAACGCCCTCTCCAAATGGGAGGAGCTCAAGAGCAATGCCGCGACCAAGTGGACGGAGATCAAGGACAATGTGAGCTCCGCCATGGAAACGGCGCGGGAGAACGTGACAAGCAAGGCCGGGAGCATCTATGATGCAGTCTCGGGCAAGTTCGAGGACGTCCGCAGCTCCGTAGCGTCCAAGTGGGACAGCATCAAGAGCAAGATCACCGGCGCGATCGGAGACGCCAAAGACGGCGTGAGGAAAGCAGTCGACAAGATCAAGGGCTTTTTGGACTTTAAGTGGTCGCTCCCTAAGATCAAACTGCCGCATTTTAGCATCAAGGGCAATTTTTCGCTCAATCCTCCCTCGATCCCGACCTTCGACGTCAGCTGGTACAGATCAGCCTACAACTCCCCGGTCATGTTTACGCGGCCGACCGTGCTGCAGACGCCGGCGGGCCTTAAGGGCTTCGGCGACGGCATGGGAGCGGAGATCGTGATGGGGCTGGACAAGCTCCGGCAGATCGCCGGCAGCGGAAGCGTAACCTACAACATCAACGTGTACGGCGCGGCCGGGCAGAACGTCAACGCCCTGGCGGACGCGGTGCAGAGTCGCCTGGTGGCGCTCCAGAGACAAAGAGAGGCGGCGGGGCTGGCATGAGCAGACAATATCTAATAATCGACGGCCACGACAGCCGGGATTATGGCGTCTATATCTCCGGCCAGGGGACATTTGGCTCCCCGGCGCGGGAGTATGAGCTGATCGACATCCCTGGCCGCAACGGTGCCCTGATCGGGCAGGAGCGGCGCTTCGAGACGGCGACGGTCGCATATCCGGCCTTTATCGTCCGCAACTTTCGGGAGAATATCACGGCCTTCCGCGGCCTGATCGCCTCCCGGGACGGCTACTTCCGGCTTGAAGACACCTACCACCCGGAGGAGTACCGCCTCGCGATCTATCGCGGCGGCCTGGAGCCGGATGTGCTGGACAACAACCGGGCGGGGCGCTTTGACATCGCGTTTGAGTGCAAGCCGCAGCGCTTTTTAAAGACCGGCGAGGACACCGTCACCCTGACGACGACCGGAACGATCAACAACCCGACCGACTTCGACGCCCGCCCGCTCCTGCGGGTCTATGGCGTCGGCGTGCTCGGCATCGGCTCGCAGTCGGTCACGATCAGCGAGGCGGACGTCTACACAGACATCGACTGCGACATCATGGAGGCGTACAAAGGGACGGCGTCCCGAAACGCCTATGTCACTGTCAGCGGCAACGACTTCCCGACATTTGCGCCGGGAACAAATAACATTAGCCTGGGCTCCGGGATCTCCCGCGTGGAGGTAACGCCCAGGTGGTGGAGGATTTAACCATGGCCTATCTTGACACCCTGACCAAAAAGGTCAATATCTTGCCGACCGGCATCCCGACTCCTGTGCATCTCTCACAGAGTGAAAACGGCCGGACTCTCAGCTTTGAGATCGTCGGCGGAAGCGGCGAGCTCCCTGCCGGATCTGTCGTCACCCTGACCGGAACAAAGCCGGACGGCGTGGTCTACAGCGCTGTCGGCACGCTCTCGGGCAATATCGCGACATTCGAGGAGGACGTGCAGCTCACCGCGGCGGCTGGCGTATGGCCTGCAAAAATCGAGGTTACCAACGGCGGCCACATGATCGCCACGGGCCGGATCAGCTTTACAATCGACGCCGA